GCTATCGAATATTTTTTACGTTCATTAGATAATGATGACGACGATGATAATGGCGGAGGTATGGCAATTCCCGCTTATAACCCTATATAAGGTAGTAAAGAATTAAACAGATGGCAATTGAAGTAGGAAGTACAATTCCAATGACTGCAAGAGTAGGATACCACGGTGGTGGTGGATCATCATGGACAGTTAATGATGAAGTCTTCCAAAAATACGAGATAGAAACTTGTGATGCAATGTTTAAGGATCAGAGAGTAGTTCTTTTTTCACTTCCTGGTGCATTTACACCTGTATGTACTTCTAAACAACTTCCTGAGTTTGAAGAAAAGTTCTCAGAACTAACTGCTGCTGGTGTACAAGATGTTTATTGTATAAGTGTAAATGATCCATATGTCATGGGTGCTTGGGAAGAGTTAATGGATATTGAAAATGTAAAACTTCTCGCTGACGTAGATGGAACAATTACAGAATCTTTAGGAATGATGGTTGATAAAACAATTGATGGTATGGGTAAACGTTCTTGGAGATATGCTGCTGTAGTTAACAATGGTGTAGTTGAACAAGTTTTCGTTGAACCTGGAATGGTTGATAATTGCGAAGAAGACCCATATATCGCAAGCACTCCAAGTGCAGTTCTACTTTGGTTAAAAAGTTCTTCATGAATTATTATCACGCTTTACAAATGTTCACGGTCATATTTTCTGGAACCGTGATATTAACGTCACTTTTCGTAGTAATGATGTCCACAATGATGGAAGAAACAAATAAATATTAGAGCACATTTTAATTTAAATAATGTCTCACTATACTGTAGGTTATCATGATAACTACAACGGTCTTCACGAGATCTGTGAGTATGCAGACGATGCATACAACGCAATAAAACAAGCAAGAGAAGATCTAACAGGGTTCAACTCGCCCCATAAAGCAGAGTATTGTATTAAGGAGGATTAATATGAACGGTAGATTAGATAAGGTTGCAATGACAAATAAACTTATGCAACTCAAAAGAGAGTTACATTATAAGTGTGAGATAGGAGAAAAGAATGAAGGATATTGCAATGGAGCAAATGATTATCTCAATAGAACTTTTGATGTGCTAGACGAATACTGGCAGTAGTGTTATAATATAAGGTATATAATTTAAATCTATTATGTATTGGGAAGAAGTAATTGAATTAATAAAAACTCATAACGATGACGTTGTATCTGAATATCCAAATCCATTAAACGATGGTGATTATATAACGTATGAGTATGAGCGTGGAACTGTTAAATCAAGTTACATTCATATAAATGAATTCCCAGAAAAAATTAAAGATGTTCTTAAACCATATTTAAAATATGGTATTACAGATCTTCAAATATTCTCTTCACTTGGTCCTTCAGAAGGGATTGGTATACATAACGACCCAACTGGTGTTTTAATTTTATGTTTGGAAGGTGAGATAGCATATATTGTTGAAAAATTCAAGGGAGCAACTGCAGAAGATGAGCACATAAAGAACGATCCTGTCATTTTAAGACAAGGTGATACAATTTTTATTCAAAATGGTTTACAACATGCAGCGGTATCAAGTAAAGTTCCTCGTATCTGTATATCATGTGCTGTAGATGGAATCATTCCAAGAGAAGAAGTAACATTCTATACTTGACAAATTCTTAATATTTCTTTATAATAAATAACATTAGTGAGGATTTCCTCACCATTTTTTTAGGAAGGACTCGAAAGAATCGTAACCCTTGCTACAAACTGCTCTCAAACCAAGACCTATAGGCAGTATAATACTTCGTCTTTTATCCAGTAGTGAGGGATTACTGGAAATAAGTTTCGCATCCATACCCTTGGTGCCCTACTTAAAAACGTCCTAATAATGGCAACTCTTACAAGACAAGGCAGATCAACTGGTCTATTACAAGGCTGGCCTGAGTTCTGCGAATGGGTTACCTCAACAAACAACAGACTTTACGTTGGTTGGTTTGGTGTACTCATGATCCCATGCCTGTTAACAGCAGCTGCATGTTTCGTAGTAGCATTCATTGCTGCTCCTCCTGTCGATATCGACGGAATCAGAGAACCTGTAGCAGGTGCTCTAATGTATGGTAACAACATCATCTCTGGTGCAGTTGTTCCTTCATCAAATGCTATTGGTCTACACTTCTACCCTATATGGGAAGCAGCAACAGTAGATGAATGGTTATACAACGGTGGTCCTTACCAGTTGGTTATCTTCCACTTCCTAATCGGTATCTCAGCATACATGGGTAGACAGTGGGAACTATCATACAGACTAGGTATGAGACCATGGATCTGTGTTGCATATTCTGCACCAGTATCTGCTGCTTTCGCAGTATTCTTAGTGTATCCTTTCGGTCAGGGTTCTTTCTCTGATGGTATGCCTTTAGGTATATCTGGTACATTTAACTTTATGTTCGTGTTCCAAGCTGAGCATAACATCCTAATGCATCCTTTCCACATGGCGGGTGTTGCAGGTATGTTTGGGGGATCACTCTTTAGTGCAATGCACGGTTCTTTAGTTACATCTTCATTAATAAGAGAAACTACAGAGGATGAGTCCCAGAACTACGGTTATAAGTTCGGACAAGAAGAGGAGACATACAACATTGTTGCTGCTCATGGATACTTCGGTAGATTAATCTTCCAGTATGCATCGTTCAACAACTCTCGTTCTCTACACTTCTTCTTAGCAGTGTTCCCAGTTGTTTGTGTATGGTTAACCTCTATGGGTATCTGTACAATGGCATTCAACTTGAACGGATTTAACTTCAACCAATCAGTTGTAGATGTTAACGGAAAAATTATCCCAACATGGGGTGATGTTCTTAACAGAGCAAACTTAGGTATGGAAGTTATGCATGAAAGAAATGCACACAACTTCCCACTTGATCTTGCTTCAGCAGAGACAACAGAGGTTGCACTAACAGCACCATCAATCGGTTAATGAAAAACTTATTGTATAGTCCCTATCGAGACTTAATTGAATTTTGTTTCTTTATTGTAGTTGGTATAACTGCAGGATCTATCATCAGTTGACATACGATTGAGTATAATGTACAATAGGGGGGTTCAATGCCCCCCTTTTTTAATGTCAGATCCTAAAGAAAGAGACCCACTATTAGAAGAACTTGAGGAAAGAATACTTGAAGGTAATATTTTATTCACACCTGATGAGGAGTTCCTCAAAAAACTAGACGACAAGAAAAAATCTGATAATATATAATAAAACCTGAGACTTATATGAAAATTTTTCTAGACACCGCTGATGTGGACATGATTGCTCCTGCCTATGAAACAGGATTGATTGATGGAATTACCACAAATCCAACATTAATAAAAAGAAGCGGTCGTGATCCTATTGAAGTGATTAAAGAAATTGCAACAGAGTTTAAAATGCTCCAATCAATTTCTGCTGAGGTTGTTGCTGATACTGCTGAAGAAATGTATGAGCAAGCACAAGCATTTAAAGAATATAGAACTGTTACTATTAAGGTTCCTTGTACAGTAGAAGGTCTTAAGGCATGCCGTATGATTAGGGAGGAACAGAAGAGTGTTAACGTTACTTTGGTCTTCTCGGTCGCGCAAGCGATCTTGGCTGAAAAAGCAGGTGCCACATATGTATCACCTTTCGTCGGAAGGTGGGTTGATAATTCCGTCGATGGAATTGGACTCATCAAAGATATTAAAAGAGTATACAATAATCATGGACGCTTCCAGACCACCAATGTGCTTAGTGCATCACTTAGAGATGTTAGACAAGTGGAACAATCATTTTTAATGGGTGCAGATGTATGTACCATTCCACCATTAATATTCTGGAAGATGTACAAAAACATTTTAACTGACAAAGGGTTGGAATTATTCCAAGCGGATTGGGATGATGTCAATAAATAATTTTCCTTTTTCAGATGCTTATATAAAACCTTTTGAGAAAGGTGTGCTTCAAGGATTCTCACGCATAAAACCTTTTATGAAAATTCCAGGAGTAGGTAGTTTCTATACTAAAGAAGAAGTAGAAAAATTACTTAAAGAAACATTAGATGAAGCAAGACGCATTGATGAAGAGTCAATGAGAAAGCATAATCGTGACGCTACAGTTATCAGTATGATACTTGGGTTCACTGCTCTTGCATTATTTGTAGATGGTTTGTTGAGATTACTTGGTATTATTCCTCCTTTCATGCATATAGATATTGATGTACTAGATAAGATTGTTGATAGAGTTGAGGATGATGTTATAGATCAATTGAAAAAAATACCGATCCAAAAATTCCTTAAATGAACGATACAACTGTCTTCTTATATTTCATTTGTTTTGCTGCTGTTGCAGGTGCAACATTTGCTTTTATGTGGAGATCCATGGGTTTTGTTATTAAAAACATGGAAAAGTATGTAGATAGACCATCTCGTAAAATACATCCAGAAATGTCAGATGTTAAATCTGGAGAAGAACTCCTAGTATTCAAGGCAGAAGATGAAGATGAAGAAGATGATGATGGTGACATCATGATTATTAGAAAATAATGTCAGAATTTATACAAAGACATATCGGACTATCAGAATCCGAACAAAGCAAGATGCTTGCTGATCTTGGTTTATCAACCATAGAAGAGTTAGTAAGAGAAGTAGTGCCAACTTCGATCTTACTTCGTGGTGATAGTAAATTACCAGAGGGTTGTAGTGAACAACAGGCACTTACAGAATTAAAAAATATTGCAAGACATAATATTGTTAAAAGAAGTTTGATAGGACAGGGATATTATGGAACAATTACACCACCAGTAATACAAAGAAATGTATTTGAGAATCCTGCATGGTACACATCCTATACACCATATCAGGCAGAGATATCACAAGGTAGACTAGAAGCATTATTTAATTATCAAACACTGATTACAGAACTAACTGGATTACCAGTTGCAAATGCATCTTTATTAGATGAAGCAACTGCAGCTGCAGAAGCAATGTTACTTGCTCATAGTCAAAGTAAGAAAAAAGATTTTATAGTTGATAATAAAATATTTCCACAAACATTAGAAGTATTACGAACAAGAGCAAGACCATTAGGTATTAATATTGTCCTGATAGATTTTGATGAATCTATACCAATCGCTTTCTTTACTGATGCATTTGGAGTTATTGTACAATTACCAAATAGTCACGGAAATTTAAGACATCGTAACGGATTATTAAGATTAGCTGAGGTTTGTAAATGTATGAAGATTGCGATTGTCGATCCACTTGCACAAGTGTTGATGCAACCTGTAGGTGAGATGGGATTTGATATTGCAGTTGGTAGTATGCAGAGGTTTGGTGTTCCTATGGGTTATGGAGGACCTCATGCATCATTCTTTGCAACCACTGAGAAATATAAACGTAAGATTCCTGGACGTATTGTAGGGCAGTCGGTAGATAGTCAAGGTAATAAAGCACTACGACTAGCGTTGCAAACAAGGGAACAACATATAAGACGAGACAAAGCAACATCCAATATATGCACTGCTCAAGCACTCCTCGCAAATATGGCAGGTTTTTACGCTGCTTATCACGGTGCGGAAGGTCTGAAAAGAATAGCAAATAGAATATTAAGATATAGACAAGTGTTACTAACAGCATTCAAATGGATGGGAATAGAAGTTGATGATACCGAAGGTTTTGATACAATAAGATTTAAAAGTTTTCTTTCAGTTGATGGATTTAATGTTCGCTATGAAGATGACCATACTATTATTAGTTTAGATGAACTAACGACTCTTGATGAGATACAAACTCTAATTAATTCACAAAAAGATTTAGTAAATCAAAATGATACGATTGATCATATTGTAGAAACAGTTGGAGAATACAAATGGAATTATGTTCCAGAAAGAACGAAACCATGGTTACAACAAGAAGTATTTAACAAGTATCATAGTGAAACAAATATGATGAGATATATTAATGAGTTAGTGTCTAAAGATTTCTCATTAGTAAATGGTATGATGCCACTTGGTAGTTGCACCATGAAGTTAAATGCAGCAGTAGAGTTGATGCCTGTAAGTTGGAACGAGTTTGCAAACATGCATCCATTTGCACCAGAGAATCAAACTCTTGGTTATCAAAGAATCATGCAAAATTTAAAAGATTGGTTGTGTGATATTACAGGATTTGCTGCTGTAAGTTTACAACCAAATGCAGGTTCACAAGGTGAGTATGCAGGTCTTCTTGCAATACAAGAGTATCATAAAAGTAATGGTGATGATAAGAGAAATGTATGTTTGATACCTACGAGTGCACATGGAACTAATCCTGCCAGTGCTATTATGGCTGGTATGAAAATAGTTCCTATCAAATGTGATGATGAAGGTAATATTGATATGAAAGATTTAGAAAAGCAAGCAATAATGAATACCTTTGAGTTGTCTTGTATTATGATTACATACCCATCAACTCATGGTGTATTTGAACCAACTATCAAAGACATCTGTAGAATTGTTCATGAGAATGGTGGACAAGTTTATCTTGATGGTGCTAATCTAAATGCACAGGTAGGATTAGCAAAACCTTGTGAGTATGGTGCTGATGTATGCCATATAAATTTACATAAAACATTCTGTATCCCTCATGGTGGTGGAGGTCCTGGTGTAGGTCCTATTGGTGTTGCAGAACATCTTATTCCTTTTATGAATCAAAGAGTATCAGCAGCAATTCAAGGTAGTGCATCCATACTTCCTATTAGTTGGATGTATATAAGAATGATGGGTGCTGATGGATTAAGAAAGGCAAGTGAAATATCATTACTATCTGCTAATTGGTTAGTGCAACGTATCGAACCATTCTTCAACGTATTATACAAAGGTAGTAATGGAAGAGTGGCACATGAATGTATCTTTGATTGTCGTACGTTAACAGTAACTGCTGAGGATATAGCAAAGAGATTAATGGATTATGGTTTTCATGCACCCACACTATCATGGCCAGTTCTGAATACTATGATGGTTGAACCAACTGAGTCTGAGTCCTTAGATGAACTTGAAAGATTTGCAAAGGCAATGATTAATATTAGAAATGAGATACAAACAAATAAAAATATCTTAAAAAATGCACCTCATACTGCAAGGGTTGTAACTTCATCGCAATGGGTGTATAATTATAGTCGGGAGCAAGCAGCATATCCTGCTGATCAAGATAATAAATTCTGGCCAGCAGTGTCTAGAATTGACAATGTTTACGGAGATCGTAACCTTGTCTGCTCTTGTGAAAATTACTTTGACAATGATTAAAGAACATGAAGTTCTTGTAATTGATGACTTTATTAGCACAGAGTATCAAGAACAAATTAAAAATACATTAATAGGAGAAGCATTATACAATGGTCATGAATTTCCATGGCATTATATTGAAGATGTTACCGCATGTGGTGATCATGATAGTCAACATAGACCTGCATTGTATCACCAATACATGGATTTTATTAATGAAGATCAAAAACCTGTAGTTGACAGTAAATTTCATGATTTATTTGTACCACTACTTCAAAGAGGATCTTTCAAAGGATTAGGTACGACTAAAGTAAATGCACTTCAAGGTCGTTCTTTTTTACAATTCCCACTTAACCTAAAAAATTATGATGTAGATAATCCCCACATAGATCTTGTTGAAGGACATAAACATATAGTTGTTTTATATTATGTTTGTGATAGTGATGGTGATACAATCATATACAATGAAAAAACAAAATCAGATGAATATACTATAAAAGAAAGAGTTACACCTAAACAAGGAAGGGTCGTTATATTTGATGGAGGGTTATATCACACCGCAGAACAACCCATAAATAATGTCAGGTGTGTAGTAAACTACAATTTAAAATGAAAGGAATGAAACCTACTGAATCTTCTGAACAACTTATTCAACGTTTTACTAAACGTACTATACAATTGTCTCAGAAAAAACAAGAACTTCAAGCAGCATATGATGAGTATGTAAAGTTAGAAAGAGACTTAACTAGACTTGAAGGTTCTATGCAAGCAATTGAATATATTGCTTATGGTAAATTACCAGGAGATGGTAACCATGGTGGAATGAAAGACCACAGACCTGTAAAGCATGGTAAATTAGACGCACTTGATTAATGAAACTTTACTTGCAAAGTTAAATTTTAGTTGCTATAATATAGATAAAGAAAATATTTACTAAAATGATTTTCGCATCAAACCCATCAGTGTATACATTGCCAGGTACTTGGGAAACTCAACCTTTTGTTCCACTTGACTTAGTATTCAGTACAACAGTCGCAGTAGCATCTCTAGGTTTAGTTGTAGGTTTAATGGCAGGTATCTCTATTATTAAAATAAAAAGAAAAAGAGTATGAGCACACGCTATTCTGATGATCGTATGTCTGTCAGGGCACAGTCACTAAGTATTCTATTGAAAAAGTACGGTAGTCAACTTGACACCAGCAGAAAATCCAAGTATACTAATCAATCGATATACCAGTGTGCTCATGATTGGATTTCCATGGGAAACATGAACACAAATGGAATCGTTAAATATTATGAGGCATATTATTCAAGTGACGCATTACAATCTTGACCCTAATATTACATTTCCTATTTCAATTGCAGTAATTACAATACTGTTAGCAGGTTATGGAGTATACAAAGGATTCTTCGCAAATCAAAACCTAACAGACCCATGGGACGACCACGATGATTAGTTTTTTACTCGCTAGTGCAGGTTTATTGAACCTGATATTCTACATATTTGCAATTGGTTTTGTAATATCATTACTGTTAGAACAGTGGTTAAAATTCCGTCCTTTATCTGTTGATCAAACATTGAATGAAAGACACATGTATATTGTACAGAGCAATAGAAGATATTGTTGGAGACAAGCATGGGTGACTAATGTATATTGGTTTCTATGTAACGTAGGTTTGTATTTTATATCAAGAAACATGCAGACACCTCAAGATACTTTTTGGAATGGTATGTAAGTGAAAAATGGATATGAAGTTGTAAATAATTTTATAACACCGTCTTTTGCTGATTATCTTAAAAATTATTTTACTTTAATCGCAGAGAACGGAGAATGCATCGAAGGAGATTATCAAGCACCAGATTCGCATTGCATATATGGAGATCCTGCATTTGATACTCTTATGGTAATGACTTCTTCTATTGTGGAAGAAAAAATAAATCGAAAAGTCATTCCTCAAAATAGTTACGCAAGAATTTATTTTAAAAATTCTATTTTAAAAGAGCATCTTGATAGACCAGAATGTGAGGTATCAGTAACGCTTTCTCTTGGAGGAGAATATGATAATCTTTGGCCAATATGTATAAAAGATTACGAAGACAGAACAAATTGTATAGAACTTGACAGAGGTGATGCGATGATTTATTATGGACATGATTTAAAACATTGGAGAAATAAATTTGATGGTGTTTCACAATATCAATTATTCTTTCACTATGTGTATGCTGATGGAAAATATAAAGAACTATTATTTGATGGAAGAGAAAATTTAGGACTGCCATATGAGGACATATAAGTACCCACCTAAAATAACTTGGGAAGATACCATAGATAAATTAGATTATGAATTACAACTAGGTAATGATATCGCATACAGAATGCGTGACACATACTATCTTAGTACTCGTTACAGACCTAATACATTTCAACAAGCTTACGATGAAGTATTGTCAAATTGTCCACTAAGAATAGATGGTGATACTGAAATGGATGTATATATTTCATTCACTGGTGGTGCTGAGTCATTTGATAAACATAAAGATACCGATGACGTATTAATAGTACAGGCTATTGGAAGAATGAAATATACATTAGACAAAGACTACATATTAAATCCTGGCGATTCTTTATTCATACCTGAAGGAACATATCATGCTCCTACGATATTAGAACCAAGAGTAACATTAAGTTTTTCATGAAATTCACAGTTTATTCCAAAAATGGATGTCCCTATTGCAATAAAGTAGAAAAGGTGCTACAATTAGCAGAACTGCAACATGTTGTCTATAAATTGGGAACTGACTTTAACCGAGAAGAATTTTATTCTAAGTTCGGTGAAGGTTCTACGTTTCCAAGGGTGACCATGGATGAGGAACTCATCGGTGGTTGTAGTGAAACTGTCAAATTCTTAAAGGAACGAAACATTGTCTGACATCGAGATAAATAGAGGTATTGAGCTATTACTTAATGGAGGTAAACAAAAAGAACAACCAAAACCAAAACCAGAGACTTTAAAAGTAGTCTTGGATAAAACTGTTTCTTTTCTCCGAAGAGAAATCAAGTTTTACTTTAAAGTTTCTTTGAATATATCAAAGATAGAAGAGTAAAAAGTTCAAGGAGTTTCAAATGTTAGATCCCATTGCAGCACTTACGATAGGTTCCATCGTTTCTATTATTGCATTAACTGTCGGAACTATGCTAGGATGGATAGCAAGAGAATACATGTTTACCTACCATGAAAATAATGAATCCTCCGAAGAGGAAACATATTCAATGCACCCTGAACTGATGTATGACGAACATGGAAATCTATTAACAGATCAACTAATCGCATTTAAATTTGATAATAGCGAAGACATTGAACCATTAGATGATTAATTATGCCCACAAAAACAAAAACTAAATTACCTAAAGATGCTCTTGTTTCTGAAATCCTAGAAGTGGTTTCAAAACAAAGAAGTAAAGCAAAAAAGATTGAAATACTACAGGAACGATCCACAAATCCAGGATTGATTGCTGTTCTTGTATGGAATTATGACCCTAACATTGAGTCAGCAGTTCCTGATGGTGAGGTTCCCTATACCCCCAATGATGCTCCAAAAGGAACTGAGCATACACGTTTAATTCATGAGTATCGTAGTCTCTACAAATTCTGCAAAGGTGGAGACCCAACATTAACTCGTAATCGTAGAGAAATGTTGTTCATTCAACTTCTTGAAGGTTTAAACGAGGATGAAGCAGAAGTTATTTGTTTAGCAAAGGATGGAAAACTTGGAGAAAAATTCAAACTCACCTACGAAACAGTCAAAGAAGCCTTCCCAGAAAGATCTTGGGGATAAGATCCCAGATAAGTGGACTCAAGATGAGAAAAATAATCTCCAGAAGAAGTACTCGTGTGAACTTCTTATGGAGAACGCTACTCCTGAGCAACTGAAAAATAAAAATCAACCTTCTGATGCAGTTATTATCACCTATGAATTTGGTGGTACTACTTCTCGTGACCTTATTAGAGGTAGACGAATTGACATCTTCGATTTATATTATGATTACTTTGGACCAGGTGTCGTGAAATCAATTGACTTTGGACAGGGTAATATCAGTCCAACTCTTTGGAGGTACTCTCAAAAACCTCAAACCAAAAAGAAAAAATAAATCCAAAAAAGGCGGAAAAAAAATTCCGCCAAATTTTTGCTCCAGAGGGTCGCATAAATAATTCATTATAAAGTATCATTATGACTTACGTATACAGAAAATACGAAAATCCAGAAACCAAACAAATGGTGGATTTGCAAGAATTGATAAACGACCTTTTTGAAGTAAATAAAGAACTTAAAAAAGAGTTAGATGAAGCACAAGGTCACTTAATTGAATTAAAAGACAAAGTATATGATCTACATACTAGATTAGCTGATCGTGAAGATGAAATTAATTCACTCTCTCTTAGAGTATTGAAAACTGAAGAAGATGATATTGAATTAGATAATAAGATATATGAGTACTATAACAAGATAGAAAGAGTTAGTATTGAATTGGATAATCATTCTCATTAGATGAGAAAACGTATAAATACCTATATGAAGACAAGAAAAGCTGCAAAAATTTTAATAAAACGAGCTAAAGAAAATCCTGATTTGTATACTGAGCAAGAAGTTGAATATGCAAAGCTATTACGGAAACACGAACCTAAATTGTATCAGAATTTACAAAGTTAGTTGACTATATACTTATGTCATGATATAATGACATTACGTTCATCCAATAATGCATAGTCTAGCACTACTGGTATTTCTATTCGCTGAACATGACCCAACCCATTGGGAAATGTCATGTGACGAATGGAACGAAGCAAGGGTTGAGATTCTCAGCGATGAGAACCACACACCTGATGCTAAGGAGTATCTTATAGATTACTTCTATACCAAAGTACCAGACAAAGACTGCGGGACTTGGCAGATTGGACGCAAGTAAGTCGCGGAACGGGTACGTTCATCTCTATGATTGAAACTTTAATTGCCACTGTAATTACAGTATCATGTGCAGACATCGATGCTCTTGTTAATCGTGCTAAAGTCTATCCAGACCTTAGTAAAGAAGAAAGACAGGAGATTATTGATCTATATTATGATTTTGGTGAAACATATGATTTAGATTGTAGGGACGCAAACGACTAAAGGAACGGGGCTAAAAATCCAACTACTTTAGGAGTAACCAAATGGCACAAGTCACATACCGTGGTGTCGCATATGACACAAATAGGGACAAAGCAAAGCAGACTAACAAGGTCGATCTATCTTACCGTGGTGTAAGAGAAGAAAAAGAACTTACAAGTCTTAAGTGATTGAAATTCTAGAGATATGCATAGCATCTGCTATCTTTCTCACAATCATAACTGCTGAAGTCAAGTTTCTATACGGAAAATAAAACAGAGGGGGTTTACACCCCTCTTTTTTTATAGTATAATTAGTTGAAAAGTAATAAACATGAATAAAGGAAAACTAAAAGTTCTTCTCATGGCACTTAAAGAGGTAGTTGATGAATTAGAATCTGAAGTTTATTCAGATACTGAAGCATACGTTCCTAGCACTACTCCACCTAAAGATACTTACGCAAGTTATGATGAAGTTTTAGGTGATGACGATGGTTACCCAGACTAATGATTACTCCTAAGATTAATATGGATGAAAACAAATGGTTAATCAAAAGCATCAAAGAGGCACTCAAACAACCTTTCAATTATAATATTGAGGAAATGGAGTATCTCAAAGAACAACTGCGAGAAGCAGAAGAACGAGAAAAAAACTTAACTAGAGGTAAAGGATTCGGATGAGTAATGTTAAACTAATCTCTGTTTCTAAAGGAGCAGGTGAACTTGAGGGTAAAGATGCTCAAGAAGTTATTACTTATTGTGCTCGTGTAAGTAACCCAAGCAATCAAACTAAGTTTGATACTTCTGCTGGTCTTTTAAAGTATTGTATTAATCACAAACACTGGAGTATCTTTGAGCAAGCAGATATGACAGTAGAAATCAATACTACTCGTGGTCTTGCTGCTCAGGTGTTACGTCATCGTTCATTTACATATCAAGAGTTCTCACAAAGATATGCTGATACGAATAACTTGGGAGAAATTAAATCTCCACAACTTCGTAGACAGGATACCAAGAATCGTCAGAACTCTACTGATGATCTTGATGAATTTACAAAACAGAAACTAGAAGTACAAATGAAAACTTTGTTTTCTTCTGCTGAGGCACTATATGCACAGATGCTTGAACTTGGTGTCGCAAAAGAATCTGCCCGTTTTGTATTACCATTGGCAACTCCTACCAGACTCTATATGAAAGGTTCTGTGAGATCGTGGATTCATTATATTGATCTTCGTTCTGCACATGGAACTCAGAAAGAGCACATGGAGATTGCAGAAGAAGTTAGAGTAATATTCAAGGAACAATTCCCTGATATTGCAACCGCCCTAGAGTGGTGATAAATATTTTTACCTAAGGAAAAGTATGGCAACGTATCCCGTTATTCATAAAGAAACTGGAGAACAAAAAGAAGTCGTAATGAGCGTCACCAAATGGTCGCAGTGGTGTGAAGACAACCCAGACTGGAAACGCGACTGGTCTGATCCATCAACTTGCCCTCAACCTGGAGAGGTTGGAGACTGGCAAAACAAACTAATTCGCTCTAAACCAGGATGGAATGAAGTTCTAGAAAGAGCATCAAAATCACCAGGATCTAAAGTAAAGAAAATTTCTTAAACACATGCCCAGAAAAAAAGATTCTCCAATTGGAGTAGGAATGACGGCTAAACAGATGAAGCGTAAGAAACCAATTAATTCTGATTTCTTACTTGATGTGAAACCTCTTACAGAAAATCAAGAAAAACTCTTTGATGATTATAAAAAAGGTAAAAATATCTTTGCATATGGTGCAGCAGGTACAGGAAAAACCTTTATTGTCCTGTATAATGCACTAAAAGAAGTTTTAAATGAAAGAACACCATATGAAAAAATTTATATTGTTCGTTCTTTAGTTTCTACTCGTGAAATTGGTTTTCTACCAGGAGATCATGAAGATAAATCTGCTCTTTATCAGATTCCTTATAAGAATATGGTAAAGTATATGTTTGAAATGCCATCAGATGCAGATTTTGAAATGTTGTATGGTAATCTTAAAGCACAATCAACTATTTCATTCTGGTCTACTAGTTTTATTCGTGGTACAACATTTGATAATGCAATTTTGATTATTGATGAATGCCAAAACTTGAATTTTCACGAACTTGATAGTATAATCACTCGTGTTGGTGAAAACACCAAAATTATGTTATGTGGTGACGCATCACAATCTGACTTGACTAAAACTTACGAAAGAAACGGTATTCTTGACTTTATTAAAATCATCCGTAATATGGAAGATGAGTTTGGAATTACTGAATTTGGAGTAAACGATATTGTCAGGTCTGGTTTAGTCAAAAAATACATCGCTACTAAACTTGCCCTAAATATTTAAATACTCAATGTTTAATCATGTCAATTTGAATCTTCCTAAACTCAGTCGTAAGACTGTTGATGGAGTCAGATATTATCAAGTAGAAGATGGTGGTGAGATGCTAGATTTAGTGTCCATAACCTCTGTTACTAGTCATAAGAATAGAGCAAAGTTTGCAAAGTGGAGAAAAAGGGTTGGTAATGCAGAAGCTGACCGTATCACGAAAGCGGCTACAAGTCGTGGTACTGATATGCATACTCTTACAGAGTATTATTTAAAAAATGAGGATGCACCTACAGATGTATTGCCTATCTCCAAAATGCTATTCAATATAGCAAAACCTTTTCTGGATAGTATCACCAATATTCATGCATTAGAGTCATCAATGTACAGCAAAGAACTTGGCATTGCTGGAACTGTTGACTGTATAGCAGAATATGACGGTGAACTTGCGATTATTGATTTCAAAACTTCTAAATCACCTAAGCCGCGAGAGTGGATTGACCACTATTTCGTACAGTGTTGTGCATACGCATGTATGTTGTATGAACTCACTGGAGTTACTGTAAAAAAGTTTGTTATTATCATGGCATGTGAAGATGGAGACTGTGAAGTTTATATCGAACGCGACAAATCAAAGTATATAAAAGAATTAATCCAATACATCCAAGAATTCATAACTCACAAACTAAAAGAATATGCCTAAAGAAACCCTAGATGAAGTCCTAAAAGAAAAATTCATGTGCAAACAGAGTTTTGCTCTTGAAATTGAAACCATTGCTACACAGGAGAAAGTCAATTATATTGACGCAATTATTTTATTTTGTGAAAAGAATGAGATTGAGGTTGATTCTGTGACAAAATTAGTATCTAAACCACTGAAAGAAAAATTAAGATGGGATGCCACGCAATTGAATTTTCTAAAGAAAACAAGTCGAGCAAAACTACCACTATGACACCTTTTGATTGCTACAAAACATACTTAGCGATCAAACAGCACTTCACTCAACCTACCTACGATTACTTCCGATATCATGGTGCTACTAAGGGATCTGTGGTATCTTTTAATAAAAGGAAGGATAAGTATTTTTTTGAGAAGATGTCTCGCCAGAAAACTGATAGTGAGATTAAAGAATACTTTGTAGCAAATTTTGTTTATCCATCTAATCCACAATCAGTTTGGATTGGTGAAATTATCAAACAAGGTGAAACTAATTATAATACATGGTTAAAGATCAATCAAAGTCTTGCATATTATTATAAAGAAGATTTAGATATATTATTTGATACTGAAGATTTTAAAAGTGTGATGGAGTGTAGAGGTCATCCGATATTGCTAAAAAAATACTTATCTGGTAGAATTAACTTGGAAACTCTAGTTATTATGAACAAGATTCTTAATTTTGTTCCTTATTTTGATAATAAATTAAAAGATCCTGTATGGGAAACCGTAAGTTTAAAAATTAAAAAGTATACTCCTTTCCTAAATATTAATGTGTTTTCGTGTCAAAAAATGCTAAAGGAGGCAACAAGTCAATGAGCGAGTTTTTCGATTCTAAAATCGTACAAGAGTCCTTGAAAGAAATTACTGATATTCAAGAAGAGATATTTAATTCTCTTTTTACTTATCGGACATTTAGTGAAAGTGACAAAGAAGAGCATATTGACAAGTTGCGTAGTCTTATTGAAAAACAAAGAATTATGTATACAAGGCTAAGTCTAACAGACGATCCTGAAGCAATTGCACTTAAAGAAAAGATCCAACAATCAGCAATGATGCTTGGATTTCCTGAAGGCACAAACATGTCAGAAGTCTTCGACACAATGGATGAGACACTCATACGAGTGATCAAAACCAATGGACTTGACAACTGACCAATTATCATGTATAATAACTAAATCCGTACAAAAAAACACAGGCCAAATCTAATGTCTTTTTCAAATCTTAAAAAACAATCTAAACTTGGTTCTCTTACTAGCAAACTAGTAAAAGAAATAGAAAAACAAAATAAATCTCAGGGTGGTTCTAGCGATGATCGCTTATGGAAACCCGAAGTAGATAAAGCAGGTAACGGTTATGCTGTTATCAGATTCCTACCTGCACCTGATGGCGAAGATATGCCATTCGTAAAGTTATATACTCACGCATTTAAAGGTCCTGGTGGATGGTATATTGAAAACTCTAGGACTACAATTGGTGGTAAAGATCCTGTATCTGCGTACAATTCTGAACTTTGGAATAGTGGCACTGATGCTAATAAAGAAATTGCCCGTAGTCAGAAACGTAAACTCTCCTACTACGCAAACATCTATGTAGTGAAAGATCCTACTAACCCTGAAAATGAGGGTGGTGTATTCTTATTCAAGTTTGGTAAGAAGATCTATGATAAGATCCTTGCTGCTATGCAACCTGAATTTGAAGATGAGGAAGCAATCGATCCTTTCGATTTCTGGAGAGGTGCTAACTTCAAACTAAAGATCAAGAAAGTTGCAGGTTACTGGAACTATGATTCTTCTGAGTTTGCTGCTGTTAGTCCACTTTTAGACGATGATGATGCTATGGAAGCAATCTGGAAGAAAGAATATGGACTTGCAGAGATTGTTGCTGCTGATAAGTTCAAGGATTATGAAATTCTTGAAAAACGTATGAAGATTGTTTTAGGTCTAGAAGGAGCAGTACGTCGTCCTGATCCTGAAGTTGCTGATGAAGATGATAGTAGAGGTGAATTTTCCTTAGAAGACTATAGTGAAGGTTTACATAAAAAAGTTGAGACACCTAAGGTTGAGACACCTACGATATCAGAACCATCAAGTGATGATGACCTTGACGATATTATGGCAAAGTTCCAGAAACTTGCTGAGGCTTAATAAGATCCTCTCTTTGTTTTTGCACTTCTTCGTTGAGAAGAAACAGCATACTTATATGCTGTTCTTAAATCATTAATAAACAATCCTAAGAACTGAGGTTTTAACAAATAAATCTCAGTTTTTTTATTGTTTTCTTCAAATTCATATGCTAGGTTAGAAACACTCTTTACTGGATTTACTGAAACTCCATTTAAATAAATTGTAAAATTAGAATCAACCAACTTACCTGCAGGAACTACTAACTTATCATTAGTATCTTTTAATTCAGTTGTTTCGTAGTGATGAATGTTTTGAATATTACTTTTACCATACTTTCTGTAGATGAAGTTATAGAAGTCTTCTCCTCCTAGTGGCCACTCATCCCTTAGATTGATAATATTATTAGTGATTAGTATAACATAATCCAGTGATTCATCTTTATAATATTCTAAGGCAACTTGATCAGGTCTAACTCCATCTGGAATAATATATCTGTCAAAATTAGTAACTTCATTATAAACCTCATCAACGAGTTTCATTCTCTTGAAGAGGTTTTTAGTTTTTATATACTCGTCTTTTGAGTTTCTATAAGTTGAAAAAGGACTTTGAAATTCAAAATCTGGTAGTTCTCTGAAATAACCCATTAGTAACCTGTTCCTCGTAGACCTTCACCAGTATCATAATCTTCTTTGTAAATTGGGTTAAGTTCTGAAAAAGACAACGCTAAACTCATGTGAGTTGGTGTTGCATCTTCATATGTACTGTACTGTCCACTAGCAGTGTAATTAACACCAACCTGAGTGAGTGCACAAACTTTATGTCTCTTCAAAAATCTATGTGGTTGAGATCCTGTCATGAATTCAACTTTCCATACATCTGGACTATTTAAGAAAACTCCTTCTGCACCTTTTGATGCAGACATACATTGTTTGAAAGTTCTAATAATTTGTTTAACTGTTTGACCTTCCTTTGGACTCCTTGGAACTAATTGGAAGTTATATTGAAATTTCCTTATAGCAACACCACTGAATAGTGCTTCTTTATTTTGGTTAACAATTTTTCCCTGAGTTCTTGAAAGAATACTTTGTGTATCAACATTTCCACCTAATGCATTAACAGACTGTGCTGCCATTCTATTTTGAAACTGTGTGATGAGGGCACCATCAGATCTACCAATTTTATCAACGAAACCTTGTACTGTATTACCAGCGTTTTTAAGTGCCTGTCCTGGTTTATCTAGTGGTGCATTATTGTTTATAAGTCCTGATGCTGCTTCAAATCCTGCCAAAGAAAGAGCATCTACTTCATTTTCGTTCCAACCTGCTTCTTGAGAATCTGCTATATTCTGTGGCATTGGTAATATAATTGTCGATTTTATTTTATTATTAGCAGCACTTACAGCAGAACCTTCTTGAACT